TACTCGGCACCGCTGTTGATGATCTGCTTGCGCTTATCCCTAGCACCATGTGCTACAGCAACCGTTCGATGCAGGGCGAAGCGAAACAAGTCTTGTTGCCAAGCTGACTTCATGATCGACAGGGGGCAGATTACCAAGACACGCTTGAGTAGCCCTAGCTTCATGAGGTAGTCGGTCGCCCAGATGACCGATGCCGTCTTCCCGGTACCCTGCTCGTTAAAGCAGAACGCCTTGGGGTAGCTAACTAAAAACTCGACTGTAGACTTCTGATGTTCGAACGGACTGACGCCCAATGGAGCGGGCCAGTCATACTCTGATAGGTTCACTTCTTCCGTTCCTTGGTGCTGGTTTCAGAAACAAGCTGGTGGTTGCTGTTGCGCTTGAACGAACGGTTCTTTGCAGCGGGCTCTAGGCGGGTGCCGTTCTTGTTGCTTCCACCTTTAGATAAAGCCTTGACGTGTGCAACATCCCTGCCCTCGCGGACATCAGCGCGTCCGTCGTTGTCTCGGTCGGGGTGCTTCTTGTCGATGGCTTCGCGGGCGCGTTGGCGCTCCATGCGGGCGGGCAGTTCGCCTCGCTTCTTCTGCATTTCATATTCATGTTTATAGGGTCGGGGGGACTTGGTGTAGGGCATGGTTAGCTCCTGTTGTACTCACAATCTTTCACCGCGCAGAACTTGCACAGTGGGCCTTGGACGGGATTCCACACGCCGTTGACTAGCGCCGCTTCGATACGGGCTACATCCTGCGCGGGCTTCTCGATGTACTTGGGCACCATCTCGACATGGTGCTCGGCTTGCACGAACTCTTTGCTGACCACGAACGCCAGCGCCGACTTGACTCTAACTATGTTAGGGAAGTGCTTGAAGATGCCGATGGCAACGAGGTCGAGTTGTTTGGTGTCGGCGTAACGCGCCGACTTGCTGGTCTTGTAGTCTATGGAATACGCAAGCTGCTTGGCTTCGTTGATGACAACCAAGTCGGCGATACCGCGCCACCAGACATTCTCGGCATCGAACGCGCACGGCTCAAGGTCTTTGGTGAATCCGAGCTTGACCTCGCAGTGCTTGTCGCCCTCAATCTTCTTGATGTTCTCCATCATGGGGCGAACATAGGCGTACTGCTCGGGTATGGGGGTGCCGTCGCGTATGAATTCTTCCGCAGCCGTATGCACAGACTTGCCGTACAAGGTCGCCTGTGTGTCAGGCTCCTTGATGTCCTTCACAACTTTTGTACGGTAGTACTTGCGCGGACATTGCTGGAATGTCTTCAGACTACTGAAAGACCAAGCGATGCTCATTTGGCGGCTCGATCCCGCATGTCTCTGATGGAGTTGATCGTGAGCTTCACATCTGCCATGGCTTCGATACCAGCAGTGACAGCTTCGTCGTACTTACCCTCAAGCATCAGGTTGTGCAGACTCTTCAACGCCTTTTCCGCCATCATGCAGGGGTAGGCGTAATCCACTACCGCTTCGCCATTAACAATCGCCATAACTTTTTCCATATCCAGATTCGCAGTTAAGAGGTAAGTCGGAGGCCCACTTGGGGCGCAGGCGCATGCAGGACTCCACATAGGCTTGCGCTTCGTCAACATCCGCTTGAGGCACGACACACGCCACAGCGTCATGAACAGTCATCACAACGCGATACCGCTCGGCAATCTTGAGCATCTGATCGCCGATGACGATACGGGCTAGGGCTTGGCAGACATTCTCCACCACCTTGCCACCGTAGATTCGGTTCGGGATTGTGGCCCGGCCCTTCTTCACATCGTAGACATACTCGGTTCTGCCAGTCTCGGGGTCTTGTTGCATACGCAGGTTGGCGTACTTGAGGTACAGCCCGTTCGGTAGCCGGATGCCCTTGTTCCCTTCGACTTGCAGAACGCCGTCGCGCCCAAACTCAGTGTACTGGTTGGCAATGATGGCGTCCAGAATCTGCCCCGAGCGTTTCCACAGTTCGGGAATCTTGGGGTAAGTCTGGCGGTAGGTGTCGATGATCCGCTTGGTATCGTCCAACTCAACGTCCACGCCGAAGTTGCCAAGCTGGGTCTGGAACTTGGCCGCACCCATGCCGTAGCCCGAGCCAAGAATCGTAGTCTTGCCCACGAACCGCTCGTCCTTGGAGATGGCATTGATGGGCTTTCCGTATATGGCGGAAGCCATAATCTTGTACACGTCCTCACCATTGTTGAACGCCCGCACAAGGTCGTCCTGCTCGGCAAGCCACGCCAGCGTCCGCGCTTCAATCTGGCTGGAGTCCGAGTCGATCATGTAATGGCCGTCGGGTGCCAGAATCGCAAACTTAAGTAGCGAAGTGCGGGGGAGGTTCTGGAGGTTGAGCTTGTCGTCCCCGCCCCAGCGCCCGGTGTGTGCGGCGTAGTAGCGTAGGGGTACGGGCAGTGCTCCCCGTGCGGCAATACTCAGAAACCTTTCCGTGCGCGTCTCCTCGATGGTGGACTTCACGCCCAGCCTAGCGGCGACCAAGGCTTGCACCTCCGGGTTGTCGTGCTCCAGCAAGTTGCGGAACTCCTCGTCCGCTTTGGAAAACGCATAGGTCTGCTTGCCGTTAGCGGGGCTGACCTTCATCGGTGGGCTGACACCGTACAGTCGGAGCAAGTCGGCGAACTTGGGGTTGCTCATCAGCACCTCCTTGTCAGAGGCGGCGGCGTTCAGTAGCTTCTCTTTCTTTTCCTTGACCGTGGCTAGGTGTGAGTCCAGCACCTTCGTGTCTAGCCGCAAGACCGGATCACTGAACATCCGCACCGTCAGGTCGATCAAGCGTAGCTCAGTACCGGGGAAACCCTGAGCCATGTTCATGAATAGCGCGTAGGTCAGGGCCACATCGTTCTTGCAGTACTCACCGTACCGCGCCAACTGCTCGGGGGTGAAGTCCGAGCGCCGCTTGCCCAGCGCGTTCTCTACCTCGGTGCCCTTCTCGCCAAGTCCGTAGTGCTCGGTCAGCACCTTGAGGCTTCCACCTACTTCCGTGCCGTGCAGTGCCCGCGCCATGCTCAGCGTGTCGAGCCAGCCCTTGGGCCTGATGCCGAACACCCATGTCAGGATGGCACCGTCGAACGGAGCGTTGTGGGCGAGCGCAAGGTTCTCCTCCCACTGGAACTCTTTGAGGAACTGGTATATGGCTATGGAATCGCCGCTGAACCACTGTGGTTCAGCATCATCTACAGCTACGCTCACACCGATAACTTCGAACTGAGGGCTACGAACATACTCCTCAGTCGTCATCTTGGACAGGGAGAACTCCCTGTCGTAGTAGGTTTCAAAGTCGATGGTGAGGATTTTCACTCGTTGCCGCCCTTCAATAGTTTTATGCGCTCTTCTAGCTTGTCGAGGTTGTCCTCTCGCACCACCATAGCCAGTCCGTTCGCGTCAATTATCTGTTGCATGTTTTTTATTTGGAGCGCCGTGACTACGCCCTTACCCGCCTTCGCTTCGATAGCGAAGAAGTGCCCGTTCACACAGCACAGGAAGTCGGGCACGCCTGAGTTACCGTAGACCGAGCCAATCGGCATGGCGTAGTACACGCCGTGTTCCTTGAGGATGACCTTGATCTTGGCCTTGACCTTTGCCTCTGGTGTAGTAGCCATTACAGCCACTCCATGTAGGTTTGCCCTTTGTGCTGGAAGATGGCGAGGCGTTGGGGTTCTCTGTGAGCTTTCACAACGGATTCTCCCGGGTGATCTCCGGGCCCCCACTCAACGCCGCACGACTCGCACGAGAACTCAAGGATCAGACCGTGTCGGCGGGGACTGGGGTTGCAGGTATCGTCGGAGGGGAAGTCGGAGACTTGAACGGTCTTGCCGTCTTGCGCGATCACTGTTGTGATGCTGGCGTCTTCGCTACGCTGGAAGATTGTGATGTTGCCCTGATGCAGATAGTCAAAACCGCACTTGCACCTGAGCTGCCCGTATGAACCCGTATCGACTACGGCGGGGTAAGGACCAAAAGCCATTCTCTAACTCCTCTAAATTAAGGTGGGAAGTAGCGGGATTGCCGTCCAGAGGAAACGCTACCGTGTGCATGTGAAGGAACTTTACGAGCCATGTGCCAAGCCCGGCACACACGTAACGACCGCTCTTGCTACTTCCCGAAAATTGAGCCCCATGATACCAACACTTTTTACAATGTCAATACCCCGGGGCTGTTTTTAGCTGGCGCTCTGAGCGATTTCGCGCTCCAGATACCACTGCGCCTTCTTCAGATTCTCCAGTCGGTCGCCCTTGTGGTCGGCACGGGTGATGTACTTCACCACATTGCCGAGGTGGTAGTTCAACTGCTTGGCCTCGATGAAGTCGATGGTCTCGATGCCGCCCGTCTTGTAGTGAGCGGGGTGGTTGACCACGTCCTCAACCGGAGCTGGAGTAGGGGTAACAGTGTTAGAGGCTTGGTTCACGCTCTCGTTGCTCGTGCTCACATGCACCGTTGTCCAGTCGCTGGCCGTGTTGACCGGGCTCTTCTTCATCAGGGAGCGCAGGGTATACACATACGCCAGAGATACGCCGAACTTAGCGGCGATATCCTTAGCTGTAGCGTTGGGGTTGGTGGTCAGATACCGGCGGATTTTCTTTGCGTTGCTCATCTTCATTCTCCTTGGTTGGGTTGGTTAAGTTGCTGCTCTACATACGCGACTAGGACTTCGCGTATCTTCTCTTGC